TATTATTAATTATTTTATTACTTTTATATATTCTTTATTATTTATATAAAAATAAGTATAATTCTTAAATATTTAAAACTTCTGAAAAAGTAGTTTTTAAATTTACCCCAACCACTTTGGGGAAAATGCTTTATAGTGGATTTTAAATTTTAAGTAATAATATATTAGTAAAAATTCTATTTTTCAAATTCAAAGTGGTTGGGGTAAAACCCAAAAAAAAAAGTAGTCAGAGGGGGTATGCTGAGACAAATTATTTTCAGATTTACCCCAACCACTTTTTTTTTCATTTTTCAAAAAAACACTAACATTTAATTACTTAAAATTCAAAATCCGCTATAAAGCATTTTCCCCAAAGTGGTTGGGGTAAATTTTAAAACTACTTTTTCAGAAGTTTTAAATATTTAAGAATTATACTTATTTTTATATAAATAATAAAGAATATATAAAAGTAATAAAATAATTAATAATAATAAAAAATTAAAATTAAAAATAGAAAAATAAAATATATATTATAACTAAAAGATATGAGTTTTATACCGGAAGTTAAGATGGATTTTATTCCGAGTGATGATGATGAAGATATTGATTTAGAAACTGGAGAAAAGAATCCCAATTTTATATATGATGAATTTGATGAAAGTAAAGATAAAACACAAGAAGAAATAGAAGAAGAAAAGGAAGAAGAGGTTGAAGCTATAGAAGAAGTTGTACCCAAAGCAAAATCTAAAAGAGATGGGATGGATGTGAATGAAATATTTAATATGCCGGTAGATCCAAATATTAAATTAACAAAAAAAGGAAAACCAAGAAAGAAGAGACCACCGATGACTGAAGAACATAAAGAGAAACTAAAAGCAGCAAGAGTTAAAGCTATGGCTGCGAGACAAGCAAAAGCTAAAGAAAGACAAGAAGCTAAATTATTAGAAAAACAAGAAAAGGAATTATTGAAAAAACAAAAAGTAAAAAGAGTTAAAGAATTAAAAGAAGAAGTTGAAGAAGATATAAAACCTCAACCACTTAAAGAAATTAAAAAAGAGCAAATGTTCTCTAAAAAAGATTTAGAAGATGCACAACTTAACGCTATTATGAATTATGAAAAAATCCGTAAGCAACGAAAAGATAAGAAAAAAAAAGAGGAAGAAGAAAATAGAGAACACGAAAAAATAAAAGCACAATTAAGGAGAGCTGTTACAACACAAAAAGAATATAATCCGTTTGATATGTGTTATTAATGTCCGTTCTCTAATGATTCACAATATGTCTCCCATATTCTAACGCATTCTTGTAGTGTCTCACACCAATTATAACCACACGAAGTACAACAACCATATTCATCATAAGGAGATTTAATCATTTGATTTAAAAACAAATTTAAAATATAAAACATTTATTATATATATTATTTTAATTTAAACATTTTTTTATATTGTTTAATATTAGTAGCACGAGATGTTGAATCGCCCCACAAGATATAATATGAAAGGTGAGCTGGTGAGTAAAAATCGGTTTTTGATAAACTACCTTTATGACGACTTCTGTATCTACTACGCTGTTCTTTGTCTTTTGTTATCGTATAATCTCCATAACGGTTATCGCCGAACTGTGTTGTTTTTATCTTCTTACCTTTCTCGTCATAAAAAATCGCTTTAAGTTTTTTGTTTTTAGCTGTCCCCTTTTCTATTACCATTTTTATCATATTTATTATGATAAATATAAAAATATAAAATTAAAAATATAGCCTTATTCTTCCTTAACAATATATTTCTCTAAAATCTCTTCGACACTCAATCCTTCTTTAACATCTTTATCAATAGCCGTAACTAATGTTTCATAAGTCCATTCATCATCAATTGGACTACAATATAAGTCTTCTCTATACCACTCATTATCACCATCTATTTCCCAAGATGATTTACGGCATAGTTTATCTTTTTCGTCATCCGTCCAAGTTTTACAACAGTGAATAAACATTTTATATATATAATATATATTTTTAATTAAAAAATTATTTTTTCTTTTTTTCTTCTTTTTCTTCATCTTGTAATATTTGTTGTATTAATCCAACTGGTGTTTTTTTTATTTTTTCAATTTTATAGATTACAGCACTAGTTCTATCTACATTAGCATATCTACCATCGCTATCATGTATAGATGTTGTAATATCACCTATAACTGTTGGTTTAGTAACTGTAAATTGTATATCACTTGGATTACCAAGAAAATAATCGGAAGCACCGGAGTATTTATCCACAATACTAATAATTGGTAAATTAGCTCCAGTTGGATTACCACCAATAGCACTTGCTCCTTCTAATATATTACTTCTAATTGTATAATATGGTCTTAAAACGCTCTTTTGAATATTAGTTGCTCTAATATTAGTGCTTTGAGTTAAAATTGAAACTTCATCAAATATTTCTAATGGTTGTGCTGTTACAGCATTATTATTAGTATAATTAGGGCCAGCAGCACCTATAAACGCCCATATATTATTTGCTCCACCTAATCTTGAACGATAATCAATTATACAACTTGGATATGGAATAGCAGTGGTATATTGTGAAGCTCCATATTGATTCGTAATATAAGCTTTAGTATCAGTTGAAACAACCTCAGCATTTGTTGTTGGACGATATAAAGCATTATTATTATCATTATCAACTCTTTTAGTTAATACATTTTTTTCGGATACTGGAGCATTAACAGCATCATAATCAAAACCCAATATATCCCAAAAATTATCATCCCAATTATCTCTATCAAAACCCCAATTATCAATATAAATACCTCCGTGACTATCGAATACAGTATAAGGACTAATATTTATATTCCAAGCATTATAAATTTGTGTATTATCTTTTTGTCCTCCAGTAATCATAGTAGTTGCTGTTTCCGGATATACATTGCTTCTTATAGCAAAGTTATTTGTATTATAAGGTTTAAATGTTGGTGAATATCCAAATTGTACTGGTCTTGGATTAATCTTATAAACAGTATTTCCCGCTTCATTATTTATTGATGGTGGTTCAAGGTCTCTCATAGCTATAGAATTTGGTGGAGTAAATGCTTTACTTACAATACTCGCTGCACCAGCACCCGCTTTAAATTTATTACCGATATTATTTGAGGTGTGTAATCTCTTAAATTCAAAACGATTATTTTCTCCATTATAAGATATTTCGGGATTATTAGCACCAACATAGCACATAGTCATATAAGGCATCATATCAGTAGTTGCTCCAGTTCCACTATTTAAATCTCTTATATGGTTACAAGTATCACTATATGTAACAAGACTACCACCACCATCATTTGAAGTTGATAATGTTCCAATATCCATATTACTATATCCACTATAAGGTGTGATAATAGCAGTTGAATAAGCTGTGCTATGAAAATCAAAACCAATTCTTCTTCCAATTTCAATTACTTTTCCAGCACCACTAAATAAATCGGATGGTGTTCCAGCAACATTATTATTTGTAATTTCTATTAAATATATTGGATCTCCATCCTCACTTCCATCTGCTTTATAATTTTGAATTTTTCTTGGAATAGCAAAACCATAACTTACACCACTTAAAAATATACTTCTCCAATTAGCCGGTGGGATAAAAGTATCTCTAAAATTATCATCATAATAAGAAAACCACGGAACACTTGATGTTTCTATATTATTTGGTGCTGCTCTTTGTGAAAAAGCATCATCACCAAAACATTCATTATGTGGGTTTAAAGTGTTATTAGTAGTCCATTTATTTATATGAAGTATTCTACTATTATTTATTGTTGGTCTTTCATTACCAAAATTATCCGGAAAATTTACAATATCAACATTTAAATCACTATAATATGTTGTTTCTTCCAAATTGTCCCACAATTCCGGATATAATGCTTGAGTATCAAAAAACTCTCTTATTTTTTTACAATTTGCCTCAGTATATTCTAAATTTGTAACAAACTGAGTACTTTGGTTTGTTGTTACTGTAGGGTCGGGAATACCAACATTTGTTATAGTTTGAAAACCTTCATGTGGTTTTAATTGATCTACAATAACTGCTCCAGCATTATTTCTTATAACTAATGTTTCTAATTCTGCCATTTCTCTACCCTTCTCAAATATTTCCGGTCTTTTAACACCAATGTAACCAAATGTAGCAATATAATCTACTGCTAGTTGTTCTGCTGCTACACCATCACTGAGATCTTGCTCTAAATATTTTGTTAGTGTTTGAGTACAAAAATTAAACATATTTTGAGCGTTAATTGGTTTATAAGTTGTTGTTTCAATTGTTTTTGTAATTGGTCTTAAATACCCTTCTCCATCTTTAATTTCGAATATTTGTTCGTTTTGTGTTTCTATTAATTGTTGTGATATTTGTGAAGCAACAGCAGAAGGAGTATTAAAACCTTTTTTAATTTCAATATCTTTTCTTTCTCTAATTCTGTAATAAGTTGATTCACTAAAAATACCATTATGAAATTTCTTTGGAAATTGTTCTTTAGCATTAGTAACAGTTGCCGAATAAGCAATTTTATCTTTAATAAATAATGTGAATCTTGTATTATCGCATTTTTGTTTAAGTATATTTCCACTTAAAGGTTTAGTCCAATCAGCAAAACAAGGAGCATTAGTATTAGCAGTAAAATATGCTGCTCCTTGAGCTACGCTGTCTTGGGCTTTATAATGGGTGTAATTTGTACCAACTAATCCTCGTGTATCGTTATTTTGTGCGATTCTTCTAGGTTGTTGAATATAATTAGGATATTCATTTGATGTAATATAATAACCGAATATTAATGGTGCTAAATTATCCCTTAAATCTACAACATCATCACTATTTACTGTTGTAGTAATAGATCTATAATTACCGAGCCTATAATTTGGATCATAAGTGGTTGATTTATTATAAAAAAAATCATCGAATTTTATAATAGTATGTGGTGCTACTTTATTATTACCGGTGGCTAAACCTTTATATTCGATTGTTTGTGGATTACCCGCACCAACTTCACTTACAAATGCTCTTTCAACTGAAATCTTATCACCAACATTTAATTTTACCGTTTCATTTAAAGGATTTGTGAAAACTGCTGGATTACTATCATTATTGGTTCTTGCCTCTATTGAAGCTAAGCGATTACAATTTAATAGTTTAGTATCAACATATTCACTCATATTTATTATGAGTTATATAAAAAAAACATATTAAAAAAACATATATAATTAATTTTCAATAATTACTCCCTTTTCAATTAACATATCATACTTATCTTGGTGCTTCTCTTTAAATTTATCAATATTATCTTTCTTCTTATAATAATTATATAATGATTTGTTTTTAATTAAATCTCTATTATTAACATAATTTTCTTTCTTCTTATCTTTGTAACCATTATTATAATGAGCTTTTGCTCTCTCCCTATTTTTAATTTTAAATTCCTCTTTATCTTTTGTTACATTATGATAATAATTATTTTCTCTAATTCTTTTATTTTTGTAGTTAGTTAAAACTCTTGCGATTTGTTCAGCTGTGAGATCCATATTAATCTTATCTATATATAATATATAGATTTTAATTTTAAGTATTTAACGAAATTTATTCTAACCAAATAATATCTCTTGGTAAGTTCATCTTATAACAATAATAAAAACAATCAAAATTACAATTACTCGTTTTTTCATTACCATTCTTAATAAAATTAATTCTTTTATCCGGTATCATAATTTGTATTTTATTCTTAAAATCTTTAAAATATTGTGTCGCTATTTTAGACACGGGCATCAATAAAATAAATGGTTTATCCAATTCAATTAATCTTGGGACTATTTTTTTAACTAATGAAAATGGTGGATTACTTACTAATATATCTCCTTCATTACTTTCAAAAAAATCATTATCATTATGTATAACATCAAAACCTAGCTCTTTTAAATATTCTCCACTTTTACCATCACCCATAAAAGCTTCCCATATAACTTTATCTTTTGGTATGTATTGTTGTATGTCCTCCCAAGCATATTTAGGAGTCATATAATCA